TTCATCTACACCATACTTTGATATAATTGAATATACAACATCTTTACCCATAATGTCAAGTGTTTTTTCAATATTTTCTGAACTATCTTCAAAATAATCACATAGTATATCCATTGCCCAACTTTCTATGTTAGATTTCTTCTTAGATTTTGTGTATCTTAGAAATGTTCTACCTTTGGGAATTACATTGGTGTAGAATTGATAAACTGACTTTGGCTCTAATTCCCAGTATTGTTGTATTTCATTCACTACTTCAATCCACTCTGGTTTCATTGATAGAAATCTATGAACCATATAATTTGACCAAGTTTTTTTATCGGCATCAGAAATCTCCTCCCAATAATTCGGGTTCTGTGAATTAGTAATTTCTTTTATGTGGTCAAATAGTGTTTTTGTTTTCATTGTGAATAACCTTAGATATAAATAAATAGTTAGTATAAGTTTGAAAATGTAAATTATTTAAAAGAGTTTCCAAGAATCCAAGTGACTATTGAATATCTAACACCACTTGTTACTGGTCTGACTCTATGTCCTAAGTATGCCGGAAATAATATTAGTGAACCTTTCTTTTTTGAACCATAACAATTATCATCTCCTTTATCGTTTGACATACTAAATTCAAACTCTCCACCCTCATAATCATTTTCATCACTTAACTGAATTATTGCTGTTATCTTTCTTAGTGAAGTAGAACAATCACCAATATCTAAATGCCAATCGTATTTATCAGTATCTTGATATCGTAGAACAACAATATCCTCTAATTCATATGGTTTTTTCAAGTCGAATTGAAAATTAAGTAAATTAGACATCTCACAAGCCATTACTATATTTTTTGTTAACTTGAATCCGTCTGACAAAACTACATCATTTTTTAATCTTATCTCTTGAACCTTTCTAACTTCTTCATTTATTACATCTGAGTCATCGCCTTTATAAGTCCCTGCGACAGTAGATTTCTGTGAGTTGGATTGTCCAAACTTTTCTATCAATTCATCACATTGTTTTGATGTTAAGAAGTTTTCTCTATGTAATACAAACTGAAAGTTTTTTTTCTTTATCATCTGAAAGGTTCTCCTGAAATAATTTCTCTCATAATATATCTCTCTCCAGCCGTCAATTCAGTAACCATATGACTAATGATAGATGGAAATATTAATACATATCCTTTTTTGTATGGTGTTTTGAAAAACTCTCCATCATTTACAAATGCAAAATGTAAATCTCCACCCTCAAATTCACTCTCGTCTGATAACTGAATTAAACAAGTAAGTTTATTTGTTGATACTTTTCCTTTATCATAGTCCGCGTGCCAATCAAATCTATCACTACCACTATACTTTAATGCTTTTAAATCTTTTGATACCCCACTTATATTGAAGTTCCAAACTTGTTTATTTAACACTTCTACATATGGTTCTAACTTATCATTAATCCAAGTATAGTCGTGTTTTGTATTTTGAAACGCATATAATTCTACAAAAGTTCTATCCTTGACTATATTATCAAATGACTTTTCATTTGCATTTACTATATGAGCACCTTCATAACCAGACACCCAATTAGTTTCTTCCTGTAATTTCTTAATTACATCATCACATTGTTCATTAGACAAAAAAGGTGTATGTGTAAACCATTGAAAGTTGTTGTTCATCTAAAAGTTTTCCCTTGTATCCAAGTTAACATTGTATATCTATCCTTATCGTAAAATTGTAAAACCTTGTGTGCTGCAAAAGCTGGAAATATTACTATCCTACCTTGTTTTGATTCTATTTTGTCGTTCCAAATCTGTAATCCACCACCCCAATAATCATCATTCAAAAAAACAACTGATGTAAGTTTTGTATTAATGTCTACTAATCTATCTGGTCCTGCTGCGAAGTCTGAGTGTAGTGTTTCTTCTTCTTTGAAAACTCCCTTTTTGTAATACTTTCCCTCTTGTAATTGAACACAATCAATATCAAAATTATAATGTATATCATTTGAGAGTTTCATAACCTTCCAAACTTTGTCTAAATATTTATCTTCTTTGAGTTCTATTGCTTGTATTGATTCTGAGTTATTACGATTAGTATCAATTATTTCTATAACCTCTTCACACTCTTTTTGAGATAAAAAATTATCTCTTGTAAGATACCATTGAAAGTCTTTACTCATTTAAAGTGATTTCCCACAAATAGTTCTTGTATAACATATCTTGTTCCCTTAGTTACTGGTGTTACATTGTGAGATAAAAATGTAGGAAATATAGTTAAAGAACCTTTTAGTTGGTTCATTGTATACCACTCCTTTGTATGTTTATCTTGTATTCCAAACTGAACTTCTCCACCCTCATATTCACTTGGGTCTGTTAATTGGATTATTGCTACAAGCTTTCTAACTGAACAACTACCTGCATTGAAATCTGTATGCCAACCATAAAATCCACCCTCGTGATACTTTATGAGTTTTAGTTCATCATCAGCACCTTCAATATCAAACTTAAAAACACCTTGATTTACCATTTTTACAACTTGATATATTTTATCTTGTAACCATTTCCAATCCCCATTACATTTATCTGGTCTGTAAGGATTGATTGGTTGGTCAAATAAATACCATTCTTCAGTAACTCTTATCTCTGGTATAATGGCTGCTTCACCTTTTTCACCACCAACACCACCAACAACTTTTTGTTCTGTGTTAGTTATTTGTTCTATCAACTCATCACATTTTTCGTGTGATAAAAATGTAGGTATTTGAATTGAATATTTAAAATCGTTATTCTGTATCAAACTCATCAGAAACTAAAACCCTATTTGCGAAATAATTTTTACCATTATCAGTTCTGTTGATATTGTATGTAATTTTTTCCACATTATTTACCTCTATATTGACAACTTCTCTTTCTTGTAATTCATCATTCAATACCACATCACCAATAGTTAATGGTGCTTTGTATCCACTCCCAACCACATAAAATGGGTGGTCATCAGTTGCCTCAATTTTTGTATTGTCATTAAATTTATATGTAATCATATTGTCGTGTAGAACTTTTACGGTTTCTAACACTTTTGAATTTTGTAATTTACCAGTTTTTACATCGTATGTTTTTATCATATCGTTTGGTCTGATTTTACATATCGGTTGATATGTTCCGTCTGCTAATGTAATCATAGTGTCATAAGTGAAACAAAAACTTCCTTTGTTGTGAACTAACATATCGTTAGCAAAATAATTTTTATGTGTTTCTACCCCCAATGAATATGTTTGAACTGGATTAATGTCCTCTTGGATATCTGTTATTTCAGTTTCTATGATTATATCATCTTGAAGTTCTAAACATTTATCCCCAATTTCTAATTGTTCAGATTTAATGTTATATCTCTTTTCTGTCCATTGTGGTTTGTATGATGACCAACCTTTTCCAATGACCCAATACGGGTGGTCAAATGTGTTCTTTGTCTTTTTATCACCAAAACTAATCTCTATGATGTCTGCGTGTGTTGGTGTTTCAATGGATAATACTTTACCTACTTTAATTTCTTTTGTGTCAAAGTCATAATTTTTAATTTCATCACCTATCTCAATAAGTTCTATTGCTTTTGTAGTTCCGTCTCCCATTGTGATTGGTGTTCCTGTCACGAAACAAAATGGTGGAATATTATGGACCAAAATATTAGATTGAAAATATGTATCAATGTCCTCAACATTTAATCCGTAAAATGTTTCATCTGATAAAACATTAGTTTTTGATGTAATTTCTAACTCACTACCATCACTATTTAAAAAGTAATCTCCGACTGATATATCAACTGACTGCTTCCAACTCCAAGTGTCTCCTGTTTTACAAAAGAACTTTCCACCTCCGTGCATAGTATGTGGAACTGCTGGAACTTTTATACTTCCGTTGATTAAATAATATCCATAACTTTGTTTATTTGTTGTTTCAACAACAATAGAACCAGAAGAAAATGAACCACTTAAATCTGTTGTTGTATAACTTTCCCAACTTATACCTTCTGATTCATCTGGCATACCAATCGGTTGATATGATTTAACAACATCACCAACTTCTATATCTTGGATTTGTTTTGTTGAACCATCATACATATTAATTAAACTTCCATTTGCTACTATTCTTAAAAATCTTGGTTGTGGGTGATATGTTTCACTTCCTGATATAATGAACTGACTTGAGTAAGTTACACTTTGGTCAATATCCTGTCCAGCATTTATAATTTCCGTTGGTGTTACCCAGTAATATTTTTTATTTGTAAGTAAATGTCCCCTTCCACCACTATAACTACCACTCGATACTATAAACTTTTCAGTTATGTAACCACTGTCCACCGCATCTTGATAAGTAGTGGTTCCTGATTGATATTTTTTGAATCCTATACTATGAGTTCCTAATGATGAGTGAGATGAAGGTCTTTTTATTACATAGTCTGGAAAGTTAGTGTTAGGTGTATAGTTATCTTTATCAAATAAAGGTATCAAACAATCACTCTCTGGTGAAGATGATAGAATGGTTCTAAAAGAACTTTTGTTAAATGAACCACTTGCTATGTTTAATAAGGTATCATCACTATACCAAGGTGTTCCTATGAATAAATGAAAACTACCTGAGTATTGTGCTTGACCTCTTTGTGAAAAATATGTTATTGAAGTGTTATCATTATTCTCAAAATTTACTGAAATGTTGTGTCTTGCAAAACTCGCACTAATCAATGGTTCTTGAAAGGAAGAAGGATTGTGTTTGACACTATCATTTTGTCCGTAAATGTATGCTGTTGTGCAACTTTGAGATGCTGCATAATTTGAAATTTTATCAAAAGTATCTTCTTGTCTTGATAAATAACCACTAACTCCACAAGCAGT